ACAAGATAGCCAGGATGAATACGGTATCGGCGATTTTCCAAGCTGGGAAAGTGTGGGCTCCTGATACCCGTTGGGCAAGAGAGTTAATTGACCAGATGGCGGCGTTTCCCAATGCGGCCCATGATGACTTGGCTGACACGGCTGTGATGGCTATTACAAGATTTCGACAAGGTGGTTTCTTGAGACTAGAATCCGATGAGCAGGACGAACCTTTGTCCTTTCGGCGCAAGGCCGCATTCTATTAAGGCATACATATGGCAACGAGCAGCATGGTTCCCTCTATTGCACAAGCCCCGATGGGTTTGGATTTTTCAGACATTGTGCAAGATGACACGCCTGCCGTGGAAATCATGATCGAAAACCCCGATGACGTGGTTATTGGGATTGACGGCGTTGAAATTGACCTGATGCCGGAAGACGAAGATATTGAATTTGACGCAAACCTTGCGGAATTCATGGAGGACGGCGAACTTCAGTCAATTGCTTCTGAGTTGATTGAGTTGATTGAAGCAGACATGGTTAGCCGCAAGGACTGGGCTGACATGTATGTGAAAGGCCTTGATGTTCTTGGCATGAAGTATGAAGAGCGTACTGAGCCATGGGATGGTGCTTGCGGCGTGTTTTCTACTGTCTTGACTGAAGCGGCAATCAGGTTTCAATCCGAGACAATCATTGAGACTTTCCCGGCTCAAGGTCCAGTGAAGACAGAAATCATTGGCGCAATTGACAAGCTTAAAGAGGAGGCGGCAGAGAGAGTTCGTGATGACATGAACTACAAGCTCACGGAGGAGATGCCAGAGTATCGCCCTGAGCATGAGCGTTTGTTGTTCAATTTGGGTCTTGCTGGCTCTGCGTTCAAGAAGGTCTACTTTGACCCAAGCCTTGGCCGTCAAGCTGCTGTATTCATCCCGGCTGAAGACATCATCATTCCTTACGGGGCTTCAAATGCGCGGACTGCTGAGCGTGTTACGCACAACATGCGCAAGACAAAGAACGATATTCGCAAGCTTCAGGTTGCTGGTTTTTATCGTGACATTGATCTGGGCGAGCCGGTTACTTTCCACAGTGACATTGAGAAGAAAAAAGCGGAAGACCAAGGCTATACGCTGAGTGATGATGAGCGCTACCAGTTGTATGAAGTCTGTGTTGACTATGACTTGCCAGGCTTTGAAGATGATGATGGTATTGCGTTGCCGTATGTCATTACGATTGACCGATCAACTCAAAACGTCTTGGCTATTCGCCGCAACTGGAAAGAAGACGATAAGCTGAAACTGCGCCGTCAGCACTTTGTTGACTATTGCTACGTCCCTGGCTTTGGTGTGTATGGCCTTGGACTGATTCACATCATTGGCGGATATGCTCGCGCTGGCACTTCTTTGATTCGCCAACTGATTGATGCTGGCACATTGAGTAACTTGCCTGGCGGCTTGAAGTCTCGCGGCCTCCGTATCAAAGGTGATGACACTCCAATCCAGCCCGGAGAGTTCCGCGATGTAGATGTTCCAAGCGGATCGGTGCGCGACAACATCATGCCGCTGCCATACAAAGAGCCATCACAGGTTTTGATGGGTCTGCTCAATCAGATTACAGAAGAGGCTCGCCGCCTTGGCTCTGTTGCTGATATGAAGGTCAGTGACATGAGTGCCAACGCTCCAGTTGGTACAACGCTGGCTATTCTTGAGCGTCAACTGAAAACGATGTCCGCTGTTCAGGCTCGTGTTCATTACTCAATGAAACAGGAATTCAAGTTGCTCAAGGAAATCATCCGAGACAACACTCCTGGCGAATATGAGTACGTTCCTGTTGACGGGGACATGAAGGCAAAGCGTGCTGACTACGACATGGTGGAAGTGATTCCAGTGTCTGATCCAAATAGCGCAACGATGGCGCAACGGATCATGCAGTACCAAGCGGCCATTCAGTTGGCCCAAGGCGCTCCACAGATTTATGATCTGCCTCAATTGCACCGCCAGATGCTTGAGGTGCTTGGCATCAAGAATGCCGAAAAACTTGTGCCAATTGAAGATGACATGAAGCCGCGTGATCCAGTGTCTGAGAACATGGCTTTCTTGACGGGCAAGCCAACCAAAGCATTTATCTATCAAGATCATGCTGCGCACATTGCAGTTCACTCTTCAATGATGCAAGACCCGACCATCATGGCGCAAATGGGTCAAAGTCCCATGGCTCAGCAAATGCAAGCGGCCGTTATGGCGCACATTGCAGAGCACGTTGCATTCCAGTATCGCAGCCAAATTGAGCAGCGTTTGGGCGCTACATTGCCAGCGCCAAATGCAGAGCTGCCAGAGCAAGTTGAGGTTCAATTGGCTAAGCTCGTTGCGCAGGCTGCTGAACAACTCACCAAGATTCACCAAGGTGAAGCTGCTCAACAACAGGCTCAACAGCAGGCGCAAGACCCAATTGTTCAGATGCAACAAGCTGAACTCCAAATCAAGCAACAAGAAGCTCAAACCAAAGCTCAAAAGGTTCAGGGCGACTTGGCAATCAAGCAGGCTGAAGTGCAATTGCGAGCCCAAGAAATTGCAGGACGATCTGGCGAAGACCCTGCAATTGCCGCTGCTAAGATGCAACAAGAAATGGCCCAGGCTCAGCAGATGCACCAACTTGAGATGGCTCAAAAGCAACAGGAATTTGAGCAAAAAATGGCCCAAAAGCAGCAGGAAGCAGCGATCAAAGCGCGGACTAAGCTGATGGCAACTATTAACAAACCGGCTGCTTAATCGCCGGAGAACTAAGAGGAAGAATGGACATCCAAATTTTGGAGCTTCTCAACAAGAAACTTGAGGAGCAAGTCAAAAGTCATTCAGAGTTTTTGTCAGGCGGCGGGTCAGAAGACTTTGCTGCCTACAAAATGCAGTGCGGGATCATCCGAGGTCTCCAGACCGCACAGCGTGAAATTGGTGACCTCGTGCGTAAACTGAAAGACGACAATGACGACTAACTTTGATGTTTCGGCAGTAGACCTGTCGGGCGTTCTGAAGGCAACCCCTGAAGAAAAAGCCAAGCAAATTCCTGATCCTGCGACATACCACCTCTTGTGTATGCTTCCGGAAGCAAAGGAAGAGTATGAGGGCGGTTTGATTAAGGCAAGCCAGACGATGCAATTTGAAGAACTGCTTTCTCCGGTTCTTTTTGTGGCAAAGATGGGGCCAGATGCCTTCAAAGATGAAAAACGCTTTCCAAGTGGCCCAAGCTGCAAGGTCGGTGACTTCATCATCGTGCGACCAAACACTGGAACGCGCATGAAAATCCACGGCACTGAGTGGCGATTGATCAATGATGACTCTGTTGAAGCCGTCATCCAAGACCCTCGCGGCGTTCAGCGCGTTTAAGGAGGCATCATGAGCGAAGCAGACAAAACAGAATTCACATTCCCCGATGAGGCGGAAGAGAAGCAGTCCCGTGCAGGCTCTAAGGTGGTTACACCTGAGCCAGATGATGCTGAAATTGAAGTTGTTGACGATACGCCTGAAGCGGATCGCAATCGCAAGCCAATGGCAGACCCGCCCAAAGAGGTGACCGACGAAGAATTGGCGAAATACGACGAGTCCGTTCGCAAGCGCATTCAGCACTTTACCAAAGGTTTTCATGAGGAGCGCCGAGCTAAAGAAGCGGCCCTGCGTGAACGCGAAGAAGCAGTTCGTTTGGCTCAGCAAATTGTTGAAGAAAACAAAAAGCTGAAAGGCTCTTTGAGCGTCAACCAAAATGCCTTGCTGGAACAGGCCAAACGCACTGTTGCCAATGAGGTTGAAGAGGCAAAACGCAAATACAAGTCAGCTTACGAATCTGGAGATTCGGAGGCTCTTGTTTCGGCCCAAGAAGAGTTGACAACAGCTCGAATTAAGGCCGACAAGATCAACAATTTCAAGCCTGTAGCTTTACAGCAAGAAAAAAATGAGGTACAACCTCCTCAACAAATCCAGCAGGAACAGCGAGTTGATCCAAAACTGGCTTCTTGGAAAGAAGAAAACCAGTGGTTTGGAAACAACAAGCGAATGACGGCTTACGCTCTTGGCCTTCATGAAGACTTGGTGGGTGAGGGTATACCGGCTGGCACTGACGAGTACTATCGACGTATCAACAGTGACATTCGGTCTCGTTTTCCGGATCAGTTTGAGTCCGAAAAACCGATGGATGCGCAAACTCCATCGAAAGCATCAAATGTTGTTGCACCTGCAACACGCAGCACAGCGCCTAAAAAGATCGTGCTGACAAAAACGCAGGTGGAACTCGCTAAGCGGTTAGGACTGACGAATGAGCAGTACGCCCGTGCAGTTGCGGCAGAAATGAGGAAATGAAAATGGCTACGAAAGAACTTGACCCCCGTGAGCCGCGTGCTCTGCAAAATCGTGACGCCGCTGAGCGTCCGAAAAAGTGGATGCCGCCCCAGCTTTTGCCCGATCCGACACCGGAAGAGGGTTACGCATACCGCTGGATTCGCATTAGCACTCTGGGTAAGGACGATCCAACCAACATTTCCGGCAAGTTGAGCGAGGGCTGGGAGCCCGTAAAAGCGTCAAGCCATCCTGAGATTCGCTTGTTCAGTTCCGGTCAAAACCGGTTCCCTGACAGCATCGAAGTCGGCGGTTTGCTGCTTTGCAAAACACCTGTGGAGTTCACTCAACAGCGTAATGCGTACTATGCCCAACAGGCTGATGCGCAGATGCAGTCGGTGGATAACACTTACATGCGAGAGAACGACGCTCGAATGCCTCTCTTCAAAGAGCGGTCTACGAAAGTCACTTTCGGTAAAGGCATTTAACTTTTTCGGAGTCCAAACATGGCATATCCTACAGTCGATAAGCCGTACGGTCTGATGCCCATCAATCGAATTGATGGCATGCCGTACGCTGGCGCAATGCGCCAAATTCCCGTAGCTGCTGGCTTCGGCACCGCCATTTTTGATGGCGATACCGTGGTTATCAACAGCGACGGTTACCTCGTCAAGTCCACCACAACCGATTCTGGCAACATCGTCGGCGTGTGCATGG